CATCCTGGGTGAGCAAGCTCACCGCGGCTGCAAACAGCGCAAAGGCATAAAACCAAACACTCACATCTTTTCTCCTGGTTCCCATCCCCGGAATCTCACAAACCGGGGGAACCTCAGGCTGTAGGTCCCGTCTTGGTTTTGCGTGACCGCGTCGGCCTCGACTTCCACCACTCGATCCAGTAGGTCAACCCTACTGCTCCAAAACTCATCACGATCGCCATCACGCAGACCGCTGCCAACATTGACCCGAATGACACGTCCACTGTCTTCTCCTTCGCATATCAGCGCACCCAACCGGCCTAGATTGCGGCCGGTACCTTCTTCGAACCCCACTATATTTAAGTCTACCGTGATGGTGGGCTTCCACTTCATCCAGAAACTGCTTCTTTTACACTCGTAAGGTGCTTCCAGATCCTTGATCATGATGCCTTCGTAGCCTTGTTCGACAGAGGCATCAGCAAACCGGCGCATGATGTCATGACCTTCGGCTGTGTCGAGATCCACGGTCATGCCGGGCATGATTTCCACGGAAGGACAATAGTCTGCCAGGATCTCTCTGATCGATTCCAGCCGATCCAACCGCCGGCGTTGCTGGGCGTTCCAGTGGCCGCGATAGAAGTCCTCCATGGGTAACACATCAAACACATGATAGATGGAGTCGGCCGCATCGGCATCCTTCTTCCGTTGTGCTTGCCGCATGAGAGCCTGGAATGATTCACCCACGATCTCGCCGTCCAGCACGAAGTCGGTGGCTGAGTTGAACATCCGGGTGCTGATGCGTTTGATGTGCGGGATCAGTTGTTGTTCGATGTGGTCAAAGTTAGTGAAGGCCTTGCCGTTGCGGCTCATGAGGTTCACGGTACCACTGCGCGCATAGCACATGGCCAGCACTCTCACCCCATCCAGTTTGACCTCCAGCCTTTTGTTGCCTTTCAGTTTGCGAGGATGGTCTCCGGAATCTTGGGCCAACTGGCACTCAAAGGTTGGAATGGCCCATTCAGAATTGGTGCAGATCTTGTTGATGGTCTTTTCACTCACACCACAGCGCAGATCTTTTATCAGCACTCGCCGGGCCAGACCGTTCCATTGCTCCGAATCGAATCGCGCCATCATGGCATCGATGGCACCACGGGCATCACCACCTGTGACCGATCGGGTGCGCAGGCTCTCGCACAGGGCCCAGAAACTGACCCAGGGGTTTTCTCGATCCGTCAAGCCTGAACTTTCGGCGACCTTTTTCACACCATATACGAAGAAAGGGTTCAGGGCGAGATAGCAGTTGTAGAGGAAACACTGTGCCGAACTCGACCCCAGGCGCGCGGCCATGAGGGCCTTTTCGATCACGGCCTCCTTGTGTAAGCGAGAGTCCGAACTCTCTAGGTCTCTGATCCAGTCCGCTGCCATGATGCCCGTAAATGTGCCTTCGTCATGCCTGTCAAATGCCTGTGCTTTGCCTGTGGTCATTATTTAACTTCCCGTGGTGAGCCGTAAAAACCCAGGTCTATCTCGGATCGGCGTGAAGTGTTCGATGAACACATGGTGGTTGTCACCTGACTGCTGGATCGCGGCGTCTGCCGCACGATAGAGATCGGCCCAGGCCGAACCTTTGATCTCCGTTTCCACATCATGCTCGGCCCAGTGGCTGTCATACACCACATGGGTGGCACCCTCGAAAGGATGCAGATCCAGGAATCCGTGTTCGTCCAGTTCGTAGATGCTCCACTGGGCCCGCAGGCCGTTGGCTTCGCGGAACGATTCGAAATAGGTGTGCTGCCGATCGAACGCAGCCTCGTCCTGGGCGTAGGCTGGTGCCAGGGCTTCGCGCACTGACCGCAGGGCCGCTATGCCTTCGCCACCATCCTTCAGCACTTCAAACAGGTGGCCGGCCTTGGCTTCAGCAGCGCAGAGGGCATTGTGAAGTCGGGTCCATTGGCCTCGGGTCAAGGTGATATGGGGCTGGTTCATACCAATGCTCCCATGATGTGCCGGACGCACCAGGAGGTCGCGAATACCACCGCGATCACTAAACCGAAATCACTCATGCGTCATCTCCTGTTCCTGCAGGCGCAGATATTCCGCGTTGAGTTCTGCGATCCGTTTTTCGTTCCGGGCGTTGGTTTCCAGATCCAGTTCGCCACGCACTTCGCACAGCAGGATCAGTTCTTCGATCACATCATTCATGGTTCTCATTCGGGGTCCTTTCAGGATCAAGATTTGGTGATACGCACATTGGGCATCAGGAACACCAAGAGGATCGCCATGGCCAACCAGGTGTACCAATCTAACACGATGTCCAGCACTGGAAACAGGGTGTTCAGGCTCCAGATCACCAGCACCGGTACTATGGCTATGGCGAATATGGCCAATGATACTACGAGCAACACTATCACCCACTCGTCGGATTTGTGTAGGAATTTCATGCCGTCTCCTCTACATTGACTATGTCTTGCGTGACCTGTTCTTGCTGGAAGGCCGCTTCATTGAACAGGTTCGAAGTTTCGATCAAGGCCTGTTGTTCGCTTTCGGCTCGAACCTCGAAATAGTAGACCACTGTCCTGGCCACGGTATAGATGCTCATCTCTGTCTCCAATCTGAGTGTGGTGGGAGATCGTACTCTTCGTCGGCCGGTGCCGGGTTCTTGATGTTAGATTGATCCATGGATTTTCAGTCCTCTAAAAATCTTGTTCCAGGCTTCGTCGATACACATCTTGGCTCGCACCAAGTCATCCTGGGCCATCAGTTCCTGTGCGTCACTCAGGTAGGAGTAGGCTTCGCCTTCGGGGTCGCCAAAGAAGCCACGCTCTTCGCCGGTGTAGAATCGCTGGATGGTGACTTTCACCCTGTTCAGGGTCTGGCGGGCATCTTCTAACTGGCCGCGGTTGGCTTCGGTCCAGGCCGACATCATCATGTCCGTCACGACTTTCTTAGGTGATCGGGTACGGAGATAACTGTCTACTGCCGCGTCCACATCCGCACGAAGAGCACCAAACATGCGGACCTGGGCCCGCTGTCGCGAATCCATCTGGTCATATGCTACTGTGGTCATTTCTGCTCCTAATTTCTAACTGTATGTCTTATTATACTCGAAATTGGGATTTCTGGTCAACCGGGGGTAAAACGCTAGGTTAGTAGGCACTAACCTTTGTTGATCAGGGTCGAGACGATCTGTTGGGCTTCCATCTGTCGGATCTGATCTTCGAGACTGCGGATCTCGCGCTCGCGCTGAGCCCTGGGTATTTCCATCAAGAGCCGTCTGGTCATGCTTGACCACCACCCGGCTTCATAGGCATAGTTGGTGTTGCCATTGACCTGGCAGGCCCGGCTGAACCGATCCACGGTGTCCGATACCGTGTCTTTTTCCCGGTGCCAGCGATTCCAATTTTGGACTTTCATTGACCTTCCTTGTCAAAAGTTACGATCTGATCTGTTTCTTTAAGTTTGGGTAAGAGCACTTTGAATGCAAATTCTCGGTGAGCATCGGGCCCGTAATGACCAATCCCTACAGGTTCTGTTGGATTCAGTGGTTTATATCTGTGTTCGTGGCACCAATCACAAAAACTGAAATTTTCAAAGTCGAAGACACGATCACTTTGGATTTGATTTTTGAAAAAGTCTAGTAGATATTCATTTGCTAAAGTTTCGGCCTTTGGCCCTTGAAACATAAGATATCCAATGTTGTGTTTTTCCAGCAGAGTTTGAAACAATAAAACATCTAGTAGGAAGTTGATACGTTCTGCATAAGAACTATAAAAATAGGCGCGTCCTTCGCTCCATCGTCGTAGAAATTTTTTATCCACTGCATATCGATTTTCCATCACTACCAATCGATCGTCATGCAAATGCTCTTTCCAATGCAATTCACCCGAAAATTGATGCGTGCGGAAATGCGATTCTTGCGGTTCGCGATCTTGCTCAAGATCGTCAATCCAGATTTCGTCTCTGATTTCAAAACTAAATCCGATGAGAGCAATTATCCGTTGTGTTGGGTTAAGTTCTCTTTGTTGTAATAGGTCATGACAGGCGGATCGTATGATACGACGATTACATGATCCGCCAATAGCATTGTTGATCACGAAGCCACCTAGGGCTTTGCCGACGCAATGGGCATAGGTTTTTGCTTGCAAGGAAGGGTGATAGTTAGCATCACTATAACTGTCACCATTACAGTATATCAAGGGAAAATCTAATGCTTTGTTCGACATGCTGTGGTTATTTCACCAGGCCCTGGCTACCGCTCCGGCTGGGCAGTTGGCTGCGGCCTTCTGACAGATTCTGGGTGCATACCACCAAGATGTTGGGGGAGTGTTTGTCTACCAACCACTCGGTGCGGGCCCGATCACAGGCCGGCTGCGAGGGGTGGCTGCTGATCAAAGTGAAGTTGCTCGTGGTACCTACATAGGCGATCAATAACCATTCTCGTATCATTCTGAGATCCTTATGGGTTGGCAATCCAATCTCACCCGCGATCGATCCGCGGTTTTCAGCAACCGCAGGAGATCGGTCTGGCACTCCCCGGCGGTGGCATAGTAGCCAATGGTCTGGGATCCAGCGGGGCCGCCCACCTCTGCAGTGTTTACAGCAGTGGCTACCAGCACGAATATGACCAAAGGTGTGTTCATCAGTGAATGTCTCTCACCCCTGGCACCAGCTTCCGCACCTGATCTCGACGGGCTCCGATATCATCTACCATGCGGTTGTAATCTTCGGCCGTGAGCACTGTGCGATAGATGCTGAGGGCCTGTGTGACCAACACAGCGGCGATCTCTAGCGGATCATGCCCACGACCCAAAATTCCGTCATGATGACGCCAATATTCTTGATAGAGAGAGTCGAGATCATTTGATGTATTCATTCCGACATGTCCTCGACATAACCGTTGACCAAGGCGAATTCAGCCACTTCTGACTCGCTCATCCATGTGAGAGCATCGCGGGCTATGGTCTCCCAAGAGAGCACGCCCTGTTCTGCCAGATCCAACACTTCTGTGGTAACAGGACGACTTGGCTTATGGCTGAAGACTAGCATGGTCTAGCCCCAGTCTTTCTTGTCGCCGAACCGCTCGTTATCTTCGTAACCGGCCATGTAGGCTTTCCACTCTGGGCTATCGCGCTGGACCAGCACTTCCTCACTCTGGTAAGTGGCGCTGACGAAGAGGTGTGGGCGAGGTGGTCGATGGTAGTAAGAATCGGCTGATCCGCGATCGTAGGCACCACCATGGCGGGTGTCGTATTCAGTTTCTAGAATTTCGGTCATCTCTGGCTCCTTGTATCATTGTTCCACTATTGTAGCAGGCCTGTATTTTCTGGTCTATCAGCCCTCCGTCCGGAAACGGTCGGCATAGTCTTCCGCATCCTCACGATGGGCGAACGGCCTCCATTCTACCAGCTCACCCGCGTCATTTTCCACGCTCACCACCCAGACCACTCGTTGTTCATCCGCGTCAAGGCTCACGGTGGTCCATAATCTGGGTGATGGGTCCAAGGGCAAGGGCACGGTCATTGATCCACTTCGAACAGGATCACCTGATCTTTTTTGAACGGCGTTATCCATTCCGTTATGACTGAGATCCGCCGTATCCGGTGCCCTTCGATTTCGCCGCCCACGGCCAGGAACGGGCCACCGCTGGGATCCACGAAACCCAGGTCTGTCATGTCCACACCCGATGTGCCGTCCTTGCCTCCGAATCGCCAATACCGGAGATCGCCCCGGATGGTGTATGTACCGGGACTGATCTCTTCGAACCGATATTCCACGCCGTGGCGGTTTTTCATCCAAGATCTCCAAAGGTCTCGGGTCGATGATCCAATCGGTTGCCGGCGTCGTCGGAGTAAAACACCGCGTCCTCGTCCGTGATGGTCACGGCCAGATCTGAATGCAGGATGTCGTAGTCGGTGAACTCGCCCGAATCCGTGTACACGCGGAATCGGTATCGATGATCCCCGCAGTAGATAAGGTAGCCGGTGGTGCCCTGGGCCGAGATCTTCATCGCTCGATCCACCACGATATGATCGTGGGCACAAATATCGCTACAACAGCACCGACATACATGATCAGTTCTTGTGAGATATACATTGTTCCACTCCAAAATGTTCAAAGATATTCAATGCTTCGTTGCGGGTGACCTTGCTGGCACACTCCTCAACGATCAACTCTGCAAATACTTCGAGTGATACATTTGGATCACCACACCATCCTTCTCCCCCACCCCATCTAGTCTTTTTCCATCCGGCGGTTTCTGCAAGTTCTCGGATCCGTTCGTTCATCATTCTACCGCAAAATGTTTGAGCACGAAATCACCGGGTACCTGCCATTGGTGGCTGTTGATGTTGGCCACTGCGGCACATTCCCGCACGATCAACTCCGCGAACTTGTTCAAGCATTCTTCATCGGCGTGGCCGCACAGGAAATAGTGGCGTGGTGTTTCAAGATCCACATAGTTCAGCATGCCAGATTCTAATCCCAGTTTGATAATTCGTTCGTTCATGCTGCCTCCAGTTCCAGCACCTGGGCCGGATAACGGATCTCACCGTCCAACTCCAGTTGATCCTGCTCGAACGGACTGAGAGCCGAATCCTCCACCAACTGCCAGTCCAGGATGTATTCTTCGGTCATGGCACCGGCATGTTCGATCCGATCACGCACCTGCTCCACCAGGAGGCCCGGGGCAGTCTTCAAGGGATCTACAGCCAGGATGAAGTAGTCTGACCCACCCTTGAACTTCCAGTAAGGATCGCACTCGGTGCCGTAGTTCTCGCGGTATTGTGTGGTGATCAAGATTTTCATCTCTGCTCCTGTTCTTTCACTGTAGCCATATTATAGCCGAAACGGGGATCTCTGGTCAACCGCGCAGTTGATCCAGGATCTGCCGCTGGAGTCGATCCACTTCCTCATTGTCGACATAGAAATCCGTGCGCGGGTCCCAGTACCGGCCCTCCCGGGGGTCATAGTACAGCACCGCGCCCGAGGGATAGTGGAACGGTCCCTCCAAGCCCGGTCGTGGGCCATAACGGGTGTCCCGCTGGAATACTGTATAGGCCATGCTCAGGAACTCCAAAAAGTTTCGCTGCGGGGCGAACAATAGTAAGGCGTATCATAGCGTTCCTGGAACTCCTCACCGGTCAGGGCATTGCGGCTGGTGACCATGGTGGCATACACATGGAAGCGATAGCCCTGGCTGGAGGGATACCGTTTGGAGTACACCTCATGCAAGGCCCCGCTGTCCGCGGTTGAATGATCCACTTTCCTCACCAGGCGCTCGCCGTTACGGGTGCGGCGGTCTCGTTTGTAAAGTTCTACTGTGAGCATCAGGTTCTCCTTAGGCGAATTCGTAGAATTTCACGGCAGGGTCCAGCTTCTGCAGTTCACGGGCACATCGCGTGAGCATGCGGTATTTACGATCCACCTCGCCGCGGCTCAGCTCACCGTCGCAGGTGAGATTCTCGGGGCTCAGGGCTGAATCGATGTCTTCCGCGATCCGCTGCCGATCCGCTGGGTTGGCCAGACTCAGGGGTGGCTGGCGGAACATGGCACGGATGTGGTTGCGTTCTTGTACATATTTCACTAGGTTCACTGAGTTGATGTTCATGCTCTGCTCCTTGTTATTCACTATACCTAATTATAGCCGAAATCGGGTTTTTTGGTCAACCGCCCCAAAACGCTAGGTTAGTGTGCGCTTACTTTTGGGGCTTGGGACCTACCCCGCAGGCGTAGAAGAAGCGATCCGTGTCGAAACGGCTGTTGGCTTCTCGGCAGGCTGACGCTACTGCTGTGGCGGCCTGCAGGCGTGCGTGGGGATCTAGGATGGCGTCGATGTAACGGGCGAGCAGTTCGAAGTGTTTCTTAGACATGCTGTGGCTCCTGTAGTTGATGATGTCTAATTATAGTGCGAATGGGAATTTTTGGTCAACCACCAAAATCCAGGGTTAAATCACGATGTTGGCGCGGGCCTCGGCCACAGAATACTGCGCATTGCCAAGATTGTTGGCCACGGTGGTGTTGGCGTTGACATCTACCAGTTGGGTATCGAGCTGGATGCCCACAGCGTTGAGCACCGCGATGTTGCGACCTTCTCGCATGCTAGCGATCACGGCCTGACCGGTCAGCGTGCTGGTATTAGCTATGTTTTCAAAAAACTGGGCCGCTCCGCCCTCGCTAACATCTAAACCTATATCATGCAGCTGGCTGGCCAGACCCAGGGCCGTGCTTACGGAATTGGCCACCAGATTAGCATTGGCGATATCATTCACGACATTGCCTATGTCGATGCCCGCGGCCGAGCAGTTGTCCACGTTCAGAACCAATTGCTGCGCGCAGGCATTGGCAGCATCGTTGGCCTGGCTCGCCAGATTGGCATAGGCAGTAGCGATATTACTGATGTAACCGTTGGCCACGGCGATCAGGCCTGTGCCCGCGGTACTGAATGCCAGATCAACATCACCAAAGGTCTGCGGTCCGGCATAATGGGTGGTATTGGGTATGGTGGTGGAGTTGGCCACATTACCGCCTGAGCTATAGGCGCCGGTGAGAGCATAGCTCATCAGGGTATAGATCCCGTTAACAGCACTGCCACTGCTGCCACCGTTCGCGGTGAGTGGAGTCAGCGCACCCAGATTGGCCAGTTCGGTGACTACCGTCGTGACCACAGGTAGTTCTGAGTTCACCGTGGCCCCTGCAGCGATGCCTACGATGTCATTGATGGTGATGGTATTGCCCGGACCGGTACCGGTGGCCAAGGTGTTGCCCACGAAATCCGTGACCACGGTGGGTATAGGAGTGGTCAAGGTATTGATTAGATCAAGGTCCTTGTTGCTCTCGAGATTGCTCACTGCCTCGCTCACGGCCGGTAGATCGGCTCGGAAGATATCCTTGACCTGGCGGAGGCTGCGACTCAAGGCCTGATTGCCCAGTGCTTGATCTGGGGGGATGATTTTTTTTAGTGTGTTATAGGTGGTCATACTGTGACCTCTACGGGCGGTAGTCCAATCCTGGCACGCACTATGGGATCGTCTCCGGTGTAGGCCGGAGCCCGAGGATCTATCAAGAACCGTTCTAGATTGGTGTTCACGGCACCTGATGTACTGGCATAGATGCCACGCAGTCCATCGGGCGTGGGCATGGTCAAGGTAGAGAAACTGTTGGGGAGAATCTTTACGGGATTCAAGAGATCAGCCATAGTGTCAATACCAGCGGTGCGAACTCCTAACACGCTCTTGACCTGAGCGAGCTCGGCACCAGTTATCTGCGTCATGCCTTGGTAAAGCGCACGATTGGCAGAGTCAGATATGTTTGGTAGACCTCCCGAGGCCAAGTTCGTGATACTGGCTGTGTCAACGCCGGCCTGGCGCAGGGCAGTTTCCACTCCCGGAACCAGGCCGCCCACTGATGCCAGTTGACCTACCAATGCAGAAGGGCTGCCCAGATTGGGCAGGTTGTTCATGTTGATGAGATTGCCCAGATTGCCAAGATCTCCGCCCAAAGCCCCAAACGCCTCCGATACCTGGCTGAACCCCCCGGTGATAAGGTTGTCCATGCCTCCTGTGACAGGACCAAAGGTAGTAGAAATTCCTCCCAAGTTCAAACTGCTGTTGATGAACTGGTTGGCCTGGCCCGTAAAGCCTTGCGCAGAATTGAAGATCTGACCAAATCGGGTGAGATCACCCGAACCCATGATGCCCGACGCAGTCTGTGAGATCAGTCCTGTGAACCCACCATTGAATACCCCACCTGTGGCAATGGGGGCCAACGAAGAAACGAAGCCACCGGGTATGGAGTTGGTCAGCGCAGGAAAGGTACCGGCCCCTAATGTGCGCAGGCTGTCGAGCGTACCACCACCCAAAACACCTGTGGCTGATGTCACCACACTAGAAAACTGGCTGGTTATGGGCAAGGCATTGAAACTGCCCAAGGTACTGGTTAGGACAGAACTGGTACCCAGGCTGGATCCCAGACCGGCAACAGAACCAGCACCGGGCAGCAATCCTGCGCCAGCAATGCTGGTCACTGCACTGAGTGGTCCTCCACAGCTCATGTCATGAACCTATGATCACATCAGCGCTGCCGGAGGCCACTGCTGTGCAATTGGACAGTTTTGATCCAACAAAGGCCGCGGAGCGACCATTTATGATGACAGAAGAACTGCCACTTACGATGGCTGCGGTATGGGTTCCGCAGCGCCGACCTGGGATAAGATGAGGAATGGATCTATCAGCAATCCTGGCAGCTCCGCGACCATTTATCAGCACATCTTGGCTACCACTAGCAATCACATAAGGGCTGCAGTGTGGTATGCCTGCATCACCTTGTCTTGCCGCTGCGGGCATGTTCTATCTCCATCAATCTCTCAAATCTCGGCACCCAGGCATCGATCTCATCATGCTCTTCCTGGGTATGCGGACCTGGCGGAATTTCGGGACAGAACTCTATCACATGATCAAACACAGAAGGTATGTCTTCATACCTGGTGTATTCATGTAGCTGGCCCGAGATCATGATCACGAACCTGTGCGGCATGCTAACCAGTTATGATCGATTTGCGCACAGGTGCGATGCCCGTGGTAGCCTGGATCCAACTGTCGCGCACGTCATCGCGGGTGTCCGCGATCATGGCCCAACTAGAGTTATTTAGCCGGACGTTTTTGTCCTGGTTTGAGCTAAACAGTGCCGGCATCATCTGTAGTCCTTGAGGACTCAGCACGGTGAGAATGGGATGTTCGATTATCATGTGATCGGGATTGATTTCTTGCACCCGAGCCACCAACTCTTCGCCGGTGATCAGCTTGAAAGTGTAGATTTCGTCAACGTTTAGATTCATAGTGTTTGGTCTGCCAGAGAATTGCGCAGATCGATTTCAGATCGTATTTCTTCTGCGCTCATCTTACTTAGGCCTGACCAACCACCCTCTACGAATATCTTGCCGTCCATGAATATCTGCGGCACGGTGCGCAATCCCTGGCTCTGGATAAATTCGCGTGCTTCGGCATCTTGTTCGATGTTTATTTCACGGAACGGTATGTCTTTGGCCAGAAGATAGTTCTTGGCCATCACGCAGAATGGGCAATTGTTTTTTGAATACACGGTTAGCATTATAATGATAGTCCTGCGAGAGTGGTTTCTGTCACATCTTGTTTAGTGCCGCCTACCACGTAGGAGGAAATTTCTGTTTCTTGTGGTGCCACTTGTACTTCGGCACCGGCGATCCATTTCTGTGTCCAAGGCAAAGGATTGCTGCCTCCTCGGTAGGGTGATTGAAGACCGATAGCAGTCATGCGCTTGTGAGCGATCCATTCGATATAGTCCGACAGCAGTTGTTCGTTGAGTCCGATCATGCTGCCAGAGCTGAACAGATAATGTGCCCATTGCCGTTCTTGATCTACAGCATCCTGGAACATCTGAGCCACTTCGATTTCACATTCCGTCTTTATCCGTGCATAATCTGCGTCATCCTGCGGCAGCAGTTTCAGTAATTGTTGGGTGCTGGCCAGGTGGACATTTTCATCTCTGGCGATAAACTTAATGATCTTAGCGTTACCCTCCATCTTCTTGAGCTCTGCGAACGCCCAGGAGCACGCGAAACTAACATAGAACCGGATGCCCTCGAGAACATTGACCGAGGCAAGGCACAACCACAATTTTTTCTTGAGTTCATATTCATCGATCTCTATGGTTTGGTCATTTACACGATGCGATCCTGCGCCCAACATCTGGTACCAGGTGCTGTATTGGATGAGATCATCATAGTATCTGGAGATGTCGTGCCCACAGGCTACGATCTCTTCGATGTCCAGCATCTCGTCGAACACTCGGCCGGGATCTGAATACACGTTGCGGATGATGTGTGTGTACGACCGGCTGTGTATGGTTTCCGAGAATGCCCAGGTCTCGATCCAGGTTTCCAGTTCTGGTAGGCTGACCAAAGGCAGGAAAGCGAGATTTGGTGAGCGACCTTGCACTGAGTCCAACAGTATCTGGCGTTTGAGATTGGCAGTGAATATGTGGCGCTCCCAGTCAGTGAGATCTTTGAAGTCTTTGGCATCACGCAGCACATCTACCTCCTCAGGGCGCCAGAAGAAACCCAGCTGCTTGTCTGTGAGTTTGTCAAACTGCCGATATTTCAGCGTGTCGTATCGTTGCATGCCCACACCACCTTGGGGATCTAGGAAGGCCAGGCTGGTGGTATGATCGCGATTCTTGCGAAGATTCAATACTGTCATGGATGGGTCTCTCAGGTTATATTTTGCAACTGTCACAGCCAGCATCGTCGGCCTGCAGAGTGACGTCTACTGATTCGATCAAGACCTGGCGCTGATTCATGCGATCCACATCGATCTCACCGGATCCATCATAGGTATTGAAATAATACAATTGTTTGCCGCCCATTTTGTAGAACATGATCATGTGCTTGAGCATTTCACTCATGGGTATCTTTTCATCTTCGTAGTGCTGTGGGTTGTATGATGTGTTCACAGAGATACCTTGGTCGATGTATTTTTGCAACACAGCCATGATATGGAGATAACCTTCAGGACTGCGCTGATTCCACAATAGTTCATATCGGTTTTTGAGGCGGCGATATTCGGGCACCACCTGACGCAGCACCCCGTCCTTGCTCTGTTTCACGCTCACGTAGCTGCGCGGTGGTTCTACTCCATTCGTGGAATTGGATATCTGGGCCGATGTTTCAGCCGGCATCAAGGCCATCAGAGTGGAATTGCGGATGCCGTGCTCACGTAGCCGTTCGCGCAGTCCCGCCCAGTCCACACAATCTCGGTGAGGTACCAGCTCGTCCACTTCTCGCTTGTAGGTATCAACTGGTAGGATGCCGTCGTGGTATCGTGTCTCGTTGCTTTTGGGGCAGGCTCCTCGCTCTGCAGCCAGATCAACCGACGCTTTGATCAGATAGTATGACCAGTGCTGGGCCCAGCGATCTACCACGAACAGGGCGCGAGGATCTGTGTAGGAGAGATCGTTCTTGGCCAACCAATAGGCCAGATTGATGATGCCCACGCCCAAAGGCCTGCGATTCTCCGTGGCGATCTGTGCGGCCAAGATAGGATAGTTCTGATAGCTCAGCAGCGCGTCTAGACCACGCACCGCCAAGGTACAGGCCTTTTCCATGTCTTCGGGATCGCGGAACACACCCCAGTTGATAGCACTGAGCGTACAGAGAGCGATCTCCCCGTTGGGATCTTTGACATCATCCAAGGGCCGTGTTGGTAGATCGATTTCACAGCAGAGATTGCTTTGCCGGATAGGAGCCAGTTCGGGCTTGAAGCTGCCGTGGCTATTGGCATGATCCACGTTCATGAGATAGATGCGGCCAGTATCCTTGCGCTCCTGCAGGAATGCTGTGAACAATTCCATGGCCGTGATCCGTTTTTTCCGTATCCGGGTGTTGCGCTCGGCGGCTTCATAGAGCTCGCGGAAACGATCCACATCAGTGAAGAACGCGTCATACATTTCCGGCACATCGTGTGGCGAGAACAGGGTGATATCCGCATTGGCCAAGAGCCGCTCGTACATGACCTTGTTGAACTGCACACCATAGTCCATGTGGCGCACACGATTGTCCTCTGTGCCTTTGTTGTTTTTCAGCACCAGGAGATCTTCCACTTCCAAATGCCATAAGGGGTAGTATAGCGTGGCAGCACCGTTACGAACGCCGCCCTGGCTGCATGATCGCGTGGCGGCCTGGAACATCTTGTAGAACGGTACCACGCCGGTGTGGTAAGCATCACCATTGCGGATGGGTGATCCCAGGGCGCGGATCCTGCCGGCACCGATGCCGATGCCAGCCTTCTGGCTCACATACTTCACGATGCTGGAGGCCGTGGCATTGATCGAATCCAGGCTGTCTCCGGTCTCGATCAGCACGCACGATGAGAATTGCCGCATGGGTGTGCGTACCCCAGCCATCACGGGGGTGGGCAGGCTCACCTGGTGCGTAGAGATAGCATCATAGTAGTCGCGCACCCACATCATTCGGCTTTCACGAGGGTATTGGCTGAACAGAGTAGCCGCGATCAGCACGTAGGCCATCTGTGGGGTCTCGAAAATCTCTTTGGTCACACGATTCTGCACCAGATACTTGCCACGGAACTGTTCCATGGCCGCGTAGGTCAGCTCTTCGTCGCGGTCATGACGTATGAATCCATTGATGCGATTCCATTCGGCTTCGGTATAGGCGGTGAGCAGTTCGGGATCATAGAATCCTGCTGCCACGTTCCTGCGCACCAGTTCCAGCACCGAGCAGGGTTGGAAATCGCCATAGACCTGTTTGCGCAAGTGATAGCAGATCAGCCTGCCGGCCACGAACTGATAATTGGGAGTTTCTTCGGATATGAGATCTGCTGCTGATTTGATCAGGGTCTCTTGTATGGCCGAAGTGGCTATGCCATTTGCAAACTGTATGTGGCTCTTGATTTCCACTTCCGAAGCTGATACTCCGGTGATGCCTTCTGTGGCCCAGAACACCACGCGGTGCAGTTTTTCCAGATCCAACGGCTCTCGGCGGCCGTCTCTTTTTTGAACTTGTATTTGGGTCATGGTTTACCTTGTGTGATGGACGAATTCTGCGCTGCTCATGGATCTACGCACCTGCTGTGCTTGAGATGGGATATTTAACACCTGGTCTGGGTGCCAATTCAGTATATATTTTCCTTGGTTCACCAGGACTAAATTGTCGTGATCGGTCTGCGCCAATCTCGCATCAGATATCTCAGCATGTTCTGTCATCATTACAGTATACAGCATGCCCAGCGCTCGAGCAAGATCGCACAGCCGATCTTGGGCCAACAGGCACCAGGGATCAGGCCAGTCTGGATAGTGTTCCCAGATCATGGTTCTCACTGTCTCGGGTGCCCGATACCACCATTGATTGATGGCGAGCAAGGCCCGATCGATGGGGAGATCGCGGCACTGATCTCTCAGCAGGTTCCATGCTTGGAGCCTGCGTGCATAGGATTCAGACCACATCAGGCCAGATGCGAGATAGAATAGGTCAGTGTACCACCATTGGAGTCACCGGTATTGGTGGTAGTGTACTGCACCAGGATGTTGCTGCCACTTTGAGCAGCGCTGAGAGTGACTCCTAGATCTGCGTTTTCCGTGAAATCATCGGTGTAGTTCAGGGTGCCCAGGCTCTCGTCAGCGTTGTAGGCCACCACACGCAGGGCACCGTGCCGATATAGACCGCTGCGTTCGATACTGTAATTCATGGTGAAGCTCGTGCTCTGCTCCGCGCTCCAGGAGAAAATGGTTTCTGGCGAGGATTGATTGTCATCCAACACATAGGTACGGCCAGTGAGCCGGGCATATCTACCCAGCTGGATCTGCGATCCCGTGGTCGTGGTACCACCCAAGATCTCCACTCTGGGGTACACATTGGCATCTGCATCGCTGCGCTCAAACATATCACTCACCGATACATTATTGTCGTTACCCAGTGTGATCACAGCGGTACCGGGGTTGGAGGTGAATTCATTGCCCACCGCGTAGAACACATTGTAGGCAGAGATGTTCAAGCTGATGTCGTCGTAGATGATGCCCTGCGCATAGATGTCGTCGAACATGTTGTGCACCGCCCGGAATCCAGTGGCACCACCGTTGATCGGAGTGCCGGTGCCAAGGTTGATACCTTGGTACAGGGTGAGGAACATAGAGTTGCTCACTGTGATGCCAGTGATCTGTTCATCGGTGCGCATGCCATAGGTGATGCCGGTAAATCTGCATTTGTCAAAGGTGATCTGGTTGCAGACCAGGGCAGTGGTGCTGTTGAATCTCACGCCTGCTATGTTGTCGGTGGCCAGGTCCGTGGTGATAGAAGCCTGGGTGAGCGGACCTCGAAAGTTCACCGAATCAAAATAGCACTGGGTAGCTGTTTCAACGAAAAAGATGTCAGTGACGGGCACCGACTGGAAGGTCATGGAGGAGATCTCGATGTTGCGTGGCGGTGTAGCACCGTTATTGCCGATGTTTACACCGGTCTGCTGCAGGCTGTCCCCAAAACGGGCCACGTAGGCCGAGAGGCTGGATATGTCGCCTGATGTATCCAGTTCTATGATGGTGCAGTCTGCGCCCTCACCTATGAGCTTGGCATAGGTAGGGATGATTATGCTTTCAGTGATTTTGTAAGTACCGGCGGGGAAGTACAGCGCACGACGGATCTGTGTGTTGGTTTCTCGGCAGTAGAGCTGGTAAAGCGCGCGATTGATAGCTTCGGTATCATCGGCGATGCCATTGCCTACCGCACCGAAATCTCTCACATCAGCGAAATCATCCAGCTTGGCCTGCACTGTGCGCACCACAGGATCACTAGGTGTGGGGCCAGTCTGCGCCGCATAGCCTACAGCAATATCTTCATAGGTATAGGAACTCAAGACCGTGATATCAGAAAACTCTGTGAGTATCTCGGTGTTGCCGATCACGGGCGCACCCTCGGCCAGGGTGCCGTTGCCTATGAACAGTCTACGGCTATCCGTAGCCCACCCCAGTTCTGCACCTGCCAGCTGCGGCAGGTTCTCGGTGAGTCCTTTGCGATTGGTGATGCGGCTAACTTGTACTATGGCCATGTGGATATACCTCGGTTATCGGGTATTTATGCGTGGTTCAGGTAGTATTGCTCTACCCTGGCCCACCAACGATCGCGCCACTGATCAAATTCCTCGCCCTCTATGATCCACTCTTGATATTGGGGTTCAGTGATGATGTTGCCCTGATCGTCCACATCGGGCTTGGCGCACATCAGGATCACGCCACGCTGTATCCGGGTGCCATGCACTTCGTTGTGTGCTTCTGCGTAGGCCGCTAGCTGCAGGAAATAGTCCTCGATCCACTCAGTGCGCTTGGGTCGATTGGTCTGCTTGAAATCCATGATGGCTTCTGAACCTTCATGCAAGCCCACGCAGTCCGTGGTACCTGCATAGATTGAGGGGAAATACAAGGGCACTTCTGTGCCCCAGAATTCATCAACTTTTATCAAACCTTCTTGTATGACCTTTTGGGCCATGGCATGGCTGGGCCAGAAGAAAGGATTGGTACCGCGATCTCGCTGTGTGCCGGTCGTGACCCAGTGCTCGAGATAGCTGTGCATCCTGGTACCACGGTTGGCAGCCTCGGTGGTGATCTGCTGGGCTTTTTCGTGCCCTACTCGCTGCTTCCAGTTTTCCAGCGCGATGCGTTTTTCCTGTGGTTTGGTTCGGTCTAGGATGGTGGTCACTGACGGTAGTTTGCGACCGTCGGGAGTGGCATAAAGCCGTTGTCCATCCACGCTCTCTCGGGTCAGCGGAGCATACTGATATCGTTCAGTGATCAAACTCGGAATGATTCGCCGCAGCCGCAGCGATCCTTTTCTTGTGGGTTGATGAATTCAAAACCTTCGTTGAGGCCTCGCTGTTGATAATCTATGGTCATATCTGAGAGATACACCAGATGCTCGGGTTTTATGTAAACACGCACACCAGCCACGTCGAAGTGTCTGGTACAAATCTGTGAACCTTGCTCCTGGTCCACATACTCTAAAGTATAGGCCAAGCCAGAACAGCCTGTGGTCCTGATTCCTATTTGGATTCCAAGACCGCGTCCCCGCCGGGTTATGGCAGCTTTGATTTTTTGTGCTGCTAAATCAGTGATTGAAATCATGATAATAGTTCTCAATAATCCGATGATAGTGCTGACGATTCCATTGCGCGATCGTGCCAAGATCGGCCAGCAGCTGGTTTTGCTGTGCATGCTCATGGATCGCAGTCACAGCAGCACAGATTTTGTCAAATCTGATATCAGGGTCGTGCTCACAGTCATAGCTTTCGTCAATGTAATCTCCAAAAGTACGGAAACCCATGGTTCTCAGCTGTTGCAACTGCCCGGATGTACCATACAGCAGGAAAGGTTTACCTGCTGCCAGACATTTGGCGGTCTTCTCTGTAAACCAACCTTCGCTGTAGGTGTTTGTTTCGATCACAATTTCGATTCGATATCGGCCAAACAATTCATGATAGACCGGTAAACAGGCCAGAGAAGACACACAGCCGTTGAAATGACTTGCCAGATCATGATGATGTGTGCGGCATGCTGCCCAGTCAACAGCATCCTGAAAGATTTCATCTCCTGGCGCCATTTCAAATTCTACAAAATCTTGTCCAGGCTGGAATATCACGAAACTATCATTGGGGAAGTGCGTGACTAAAAAATGTGCCATCAACAGTCGTGAAGGCATGAATCTGCCATAGGCTGCGCCAAATAATTTGGCATCCTCATCGACTCTACAAAGATCAATGCGCAGCAATTCTGCTGTCTGTTGGAAAAAAGGCGTGGGATATGTTTCCACCGCGCACCATTCAGATTCGAAACGGGGATAATGATCTACCATATGACAAATCACGCGATCCGGAGATAAGCCATGGTTTTGCACAATGATTTCTAGCACGCGGTCAAGTGCAGTGAATGATATGGGTTCGCCGTCCGGTAATACCAAGATTAATTTACGATCTCGGATCTGTTGTCTGTGCTCGTGTAACAGCCTCAACAGCGTGCCAATACGATAAAGATATCCATCATGTTTGATGAAATCGTTAACGACCACGGTTACTGCGTGGGGATCAATCTGTACACAGCTCACTGTGCCTGGCGTTTCTTGCGGTAATCTTCGATGGCGGCCTTGATGGCGTCCTCGGCCAGAATCGAACAGTGTATCTTCACGGGCGGCAAGGCCAGTTCCTGGGCTATAGTGGTGTTCTTGATGGTTGCTGCTTCATCCAAGGTCTTGCCTTTGACCCATTCTGTGACGAGGCTGCTAGATGCTATGGCCGAACCGCAGCCATAGGTTTTGAACCGGGCGTCGGTGATCACACCATCTTCCACCATGATTTGGAGTTTCATGACGTCTCCGTCATCCGCACGCTGGGGCGCCAACCATACCGGTCCCAACGTGCGAGTTCTCCTTATCAAATGATCCTACATTTCTCGGATTGTTATAATGATCCAAGACTTTTTCTGAATAAGCCATGTTTTCCTCCTACAATGATATTACTTGATTATTTACTTGATGTCAATGGCTCTTTTGGCCATTGAATCTACTGTTTTTTGCGCTTGATCCACGGTCATGGTCACGGGTACCACATCCGATCCCTGGAAAAGTATGTTGGGGCCTTCGATCCTGGCGATCACTGCATTGAGTGGTGGTTGTGCTGAGAGTTCGGCCAGGCGATCTGCTGTGACGCTGATGCCCATGTTTGAGGCCAGTTTGAGGAATGCTTGGGTGCTGATGGTGCGTGCAGCGTCTGTGTCTTCCGCGCGTCCTAACAGGAACTGGGCCAAGGCCGTGAGCTTGATCTGATCACCGTCGGCACCGGCCACTTCACGGATCAGCATTATCTGCGCTCGCGTCCCAGACCCACTGAGACTTCTTCCTCTTCTTCCTCTTCTCCCTCAGGGGGCAGATTGGCATCAAGGCTGAGATCCACTTCACCTTGATCCGGTGCCGGTGCTGCGGCTGCCATGCCGGCGTCTTGACCGGGTACCACGGGCGCTTGTCCCGTGAGCACGCCCTGGGCTGCTTCCATCTCTGTCTTGCCGGCCTGCACCGCCGTGAGCAGGTTGGTGAGCGCGGCCGAGGCCTGGCTCTGGAACTGGGAGGCCTGTTCTGTGCCCATGTCATTGCGGATTGAGTTCACCAGTGCCGGCAGATCCTTGAACTGCATCTCGGAGATATCTTCCATCATGCCCTGGATGCGGTCCACCATGTCTTGAGCGGCCAACACTACCTGGGCGGTCTGGATCTCGCTTTCTGTGAGTCGCAGGCTCTCGCCCAGCTTGCGGCCAGCTGCTGCGGCTTTCTGGAAGCGCTCCTTGCCATATTTCTTGCGTCCGATGGCAGCTGCCACGGCTTCGGGATCTCGTGCTGATCCACCCTTCCGGATGGCTTTGACAGTTTTTTCAAAGCCCTGGTATTTCTCGTCGGTGTGGCTTTCTTTCTTCATGCTGGCGATGGCCGTCACGGTTTTCTGTTCTTCGGGCGAGAGATTCTGTCCGCTCTGCGCTTTCCGCATCACGGCCTGTGTCTTGGGATCGTCCACGTCCACGGCCATGGGCGCTGCGGCGGGAGCTTCGGTGATCCGGCTGGTCAGGGCCTGCTCCAGCATGATAAGTCGCAGATAGTCGGGGTTGCGCTCGGAAAAGTGGCGGCTCACCGAGGTCTTGTGCTCTCGCAAGAGTCCGCGCACACGACCGAGCATCCGTCGTGCCTGGCTCTCGTTGAGCCGGCGGAAATCCACCTGGTGGTCGAAATATCCCGCCAAGGTCTTAGTGATTTTTTCTGTGGGGCGCAGGGCGTCCAGTTCGTGCAGTTTCATTGTTGAATCCTCGTATCTGCCAGTATTTAGCCAGATTTATGCATTTGTCTAATCTCATTTCCGT